ACTATGAGGAAAAACCGTGTATAGCTCTCTGAATATTTACAATCAGCCTGTAACACTAGCTCCTACAACGGTTGCAAGTCCTAATGCTGCCTATCAGAGGATGGCTAATTTTTGGGGTTTGGTTGAAGATTTGAAAGAGGGAACATACAAGATCAGGAGTGAACATAGAAAATATTTGAGTCAAGAACCGAGAGAGACAGATGACGCATATGACACTCGACTTTCAAGATCGACAGTAGTGCCATACCTCCAACGAATCGAGAAAATGTTAAGCGGTATGCTGGTCAGAAAGCCAGTAAGACTTGATAATGTTTCAGACCTTGTTCGTGAGCAGTTATTTGATGTGGACTTGGAGCAAAATGATTTAAATGTGTGGCTATACCAAACGGCTAGAGTTGCGATTTCGTTTGGTCATGTCGGTGTACTTGTTGACGCACCGAAAGATGGTGAAAAGGCTAGGCCATATTGGGTAACTTATGCTCCTAAAGATATTCTCGGTTGGAGAACAGAAATTGTTGATGGTGTAAGAAAATTAACCCAACTGCGATTGATGGAACAGGTTGTTGAAACTGATGGCAAGTATGGAGAAAAAATTGTAAAACAGATTAGGGTGCTTGAGCCTGGTAGATATGAAATCCATAGAAAAAATAATAAGGGTGAATATAAGTTACATGATGAGGGAGAGATGAGCATAAAAGATAAGATTCCTTTTTCTGTTGCATATTCAAACAGGGTGGGAATGTATGAATCACGCAGCCCTTTGTATGACATAGCAGAACTAAATCTCAAGCATTATCAGATACAGAGTGACCTTGATAATATTCTGCATATCAGTTCTGTTCCATTGCTTGCAGTTTTTGGCTATCCCAATGCAGATGAGATAACAACAGGGCCGAATGAAGCATTATCATTACCACCTGAATCAAGAATGGAATATGTCAGCCCATCGGGTGACAGTTATGATAGTCAGTTCACAAGATTGAAAGATATTGCAGATCAAATAAATACATTGTCATTAGCTGCGGTGTTAGGTCAAAAGTTAGTTGGTGAATCAGCCGAGGCAAAAAGGATTGACCGTTCACAAAATGACAGCACAATGATGGTCATTGCCCAACAGATGCAAGATTTGATTGATAATTGCTTGAAGTTTCACAGTGAATATCTAAATGAACAAAACGCTGGGAGTTCTTTTGTTAATAGAGATTTTGTAACGGCAAGACTAGAACCACAGGAGATTCAATCATTACTTGCATTATTCACTGCTGGTACTATCAGCCAAGAAACATTACTTACACAGTTAAGCAGTGGTGAGATTCTCGGTGATGACTTTGATGTGGAGGAAGAAGTAGAGGCAACACAAGCTGGTGGGCTGATCGAAATGGAAACCCCAACTCAAACTGATGAATCATAATAAATGGCAGTTCCAGAGGCTTTCTATCGTGAAGCGATTGATCTGAACAGGTACAGCAATAAGGTTCAGTTTCAAATTGCAAGTCAATTTAATGAGGTAATTTTAGATGTATTACGAAAGATAAGAGATCTTGAGGGTAATAGCCCAACTACAACTGCAAGACTAAGATCAATATTGGCACAAATGGTTGATAGTTTGAAAGGTTGGGAGAATGAAAGTGCAGCTTATATGATTGATGAACTGCAAAACTTGGCAGAGTTCCAAGTTGGTTTCGTACAAGATCAACTGCAAAGAGTTTTACCAAAAGGAGAGTTTCAAGTAAATACAGTTGCTGTCTCTCCTGACTTTGCAAAATCTATTGTCACAAAAGATCCGACTACCATGACAATTAGATTAAGAGACAAAGATGGTGTGTTTAGATCTGCTCAATTTGCATTGACCGCAAAAAGAGGATCAGAGATATCTTTACCAAATGGAAAAAATGTAAAAAAATCATTTAGAGGTATCGCTCAAGATTCTGCCTCAAGATTGTCAAAAGCAATAAGACTTGGTGTTTTGGAAGGAGAGTCTTTACCAAAGATTGTAAGAAGGCTCAAAGGACCAAACCTTAGATTCAATGCCAAACCACAAAATGCAATTGCATTGAACTCTGCCTTAAAAAATTCTGAGGGGATGCTTTTATCAAATAAACAAATCCAAACTGTTGTAAGAACAACTGTTAATCAGGTACAAAATGCAGCAAGTCAAGCGGTGTATGCAGCAAACAAAGATATTACTGGAAGGTATCAATATGTGGCAACGCTTGATGCAAGGACAAGTTCTATTTGTCAAAGGTTAGATGGTCAGTTGTTTAGATATGATCAAGGGCCAGTTCCTCCACAACATTTCAACTGCCGATCAACAACTGTTCCTGTAATTGATGATGATGATTTGCGTAGACGTTTTCCTAATACTAGGCCAAGTTCAACAGGTCGTGTTCCTCAAGATACAAACTACGCAACATGGTTAAAAGATAATCCTGATGTACAAGACAAGGTATTGGGAAAAAAGAAAAGATATTTTAATTATTTGATGAGTCCTAAAAGAGGTGCAAAACAACTTAACGCCACAAATGCTTTAAAGAAAATTATCCGTGAAGATGGATCAGAGCTAACATTAGTAGAGTTAGCTGATAAATATAGAGATGCCAATTAAGAAAGGGAAGTCACAAAAAACAATTACTGGCAATATCAGAATGTTGATGAAAGAAGGTAAATCAAGATCTCAGGCTATTGCTATTGCATTATCTACAGCAGGCAAAAAGAAAACAGCTAAGAAACGGAAAAGGAAGTAATATAAAGACAGCTACTTTTATTGTCATGCCTTCACACTACGGATCAATGAAGCCCAAAGGAACAAAAAAGAAAAAGAAAGGAGGCAAAAAGTAATGGGATATACATTTAAAGTCCAGACTTATGATGAGTCGAAGCCAAAGGCTACAAAAGAAACAAAACCTGCAACAAAGAAAAAAGCTAAAAAGTGACTAAAAAACTAAGGCGAGTTCCAAAAGATAAAAAGACAGGTGTTCCCAAAAAATATCTGTCTGGTTCTAAAAACAGGTTAGCGAAAGCTGCTGAGATCAAGAGAACTGCCGAAGCCTACAGAAAAGGAGAGTTTATTGATATAAAAGCTGTATCTAAATCACGCACCAAACAAAATGTCTCAGGCAAAAAGAAGAAAACCACTAAGCGAAAGCGTAAAAGCTAGTTTAAAGAAAAAAGCAGAAGGCACTCGTTTTTTTTATGGTGAACTTGCAGAAGTTTATCGCAAGGGTCAGGGTGCATATCTTTCTGCTGGATCTCGAAATGTGCCGATGGGTGCGTGGGCAATGGGCAGGGTAAATAGTTATATGACAGGCAAAGGTGGAGCAAGAACAGCAGACGCTAAAATTTATTCAAAATATCAAAAGAAAAGATAATGGCTCCTTTAACAAAAAAACAAAAAGAAACCCTAAAAGCACATTCAGTGCATCACACTAAAAGGCACATGAATTACATGGTAAGAAAAATGCGTGAGGGTATGAGTTTTGCGAGGGCGCATAGAATGGCACAGGAGAAGATAGGTAAATGACAATTAAAAGAGGTGGTCATACTTTTCAAGGAGTTGATAAACCAATCAGAACTCCAGGACATTCAAGTGGTAAGTCTCATGCCGTGGTTATCAAACAAGGTGATGGATTTAGACTTATTAGATTTGGTATGCAAGGAGCAAAAACAAAACCACCAAGAAAAGGCGAAAGTGACGCAGATAAGGCAAAACGCAAGAGTTTTAAGGCTAGACACGCTAAAAATATTGCAAAAGGTAAGACAAGTGCAGCTTATTGGGCTGACAAAGTAAAGTGGAGTTAGTATATTAATAAATATTACGATTTTTTATGTCAGAAGAGCCTATCAAGCCAAACCCTTCTCCTGAACAATACGCAGCTTTACAGGAAGAACTTCAAAAACTAAAAGCTAATAATGCAAAATTATTAGATCAGAATATAAAAGCAAAAGAAGCAGGGAAAGCTATCCCTCCAAATGTTGATGTAAATGCCTTAATTGCTTATAAGCAGAAAAAAGAACAGGAAGAACTTGAGGCGCAGGGTAAATATGAAGAGGCAAGAGAAAAACTTGCAACCCAATATCGAGAAGCGGAAGAATCCAAAAACAAAAGAATACAGGAGTTAGAGCAAAGACAAAGAGAACTTGAAGTGGAAGCCCCTGCTGTCAGTGCATTAGCTGATGTAGTTCATGACCCACAATATGTTTTGTCAAGAATAAACAGAGAACAACTCGCAAGAGAAGCTGATGGCACTGTTGTTATCGTTGATGGTTATAACAGAACACCAGTGAAGGATTGGGCGCAACAAAAAATGCCTCAATGGGTACAGAAAAACCCAAGACCACAGGGCGGTGGTGCTACAACAACTAAAGTTACTGCTGATGTTATTACAGGAGAAGCTAACCCATTTGCCAAAGAATCTTTCAATTTAACAGAACAGGCCAGATTATATAGAACAGACATTAATAAATATAATATGCTCAAAAACGCAGTTAGCGGTTAATATAAAGTTAACTTGTTTGTATGAGTTAGGTGTTGTCACCGAAAAGTAAAAATCATTAGTACATTTTTTAATGGCTACATTAAGAAGTGATTTAATAATCCCTGAGGTTTTTACACCCTATCTGATTGAAGAAACAACTCAAAGAGATGCTTTCTTGCAGAGTGGGGTCGTGACACCTCTAGCAGAATTAAATCTATCCGCAGAAAGAGGCGGTGACTTTGTAAAAATCCCTAAAGAGTAGTTGGGGCTTATGTTGGCAACAACATAATGAAACAAGGTGAATTGCTGGAAGTCCACCAAAAAAGGATAATCAGCAGCCAAGCCAGCATACAAGCTGGAAGGTTCAGAGACTAGAAGCCGACAGGAAACTGAGTAATGCTTCCACGAGTGCCTTGCAACCCTCTGGGTTGAAGATATAGTCCGACCTACATCAATGGAAAAGATGTAGAAAAGAAAGATAAAGAGCTTTCTTGATAACAAAGTGTTCTACAAAGCAAACTTATCTGGAGACTTTGAAGTTCTTACAGATTCATTATCATTAACACCTGGCAAGATCACAGCCGATAACCAAATCGCTGCTGTTCTTCATAGAGGTCGTGCATTCAGTTCAAGAGACTTGGCTGCATTAGCAGTTGGTGGTGGCCCAGATCCAATGGCTGCTATTGCTCAGAAGATGGCTGCTTATGTTAACAACCAGAAACAGAAGGACTTATTCTCATGTCTAACTGGTGCATTTGGTTCAATTAACGCAAACGATAGCAACTCTGCTTTATTTGCTTTGACAATTGATTCAGAATCAGGCGATTCTCCAACAACATTAAGTCCAAGACATGTTGCAAAAGCACAGGCTTTACTTGGTGATCAGGGATCTAAACTTACTGCTGTGGCAATGCACTCTAAAGTGTATTACGACTTAGTTGAAAGAAATGCGATTGATCGTATTTATGACAACACAGGAGCTCCTGACACTGCAGCTGCTTCTGGTACAACTGCAAATGCTTTTCCAGGAACAACATCAATTCCTACATTTATGGGATTAAGAGTTATTGTTTCAGATGACGTGCCTACTACAGGTTCTGGCTCATCTACGGAATACAGTACGTTCTTTTTCCAGCAAGGATCAGTAGTTACGGGCGAGCAGGCTCCAATCAGAACACAAACTGATAGAGACATCCTTGCTTTGGAAGAAGCAATGGCAGTGGATCTCCACTACATCTATCACCCAGTAGGTTTGAAGTACGCTGTATCAACAGTAAACCCAACAAGAACTGTGTTGGAAACTGTTGCTTCATGGTCGAAAGTGTATGAGACAAAGAACATCGGAATTGTCCGTGCTACTAACGTAAGTAACCAAGATTAATCATGGCTTCTATTTTTGAAATTGGTGCTGGTAGTTTAATCGGCCCAACAGACGGTGG